AGTCAATGCCGTCGTACCTCATAGGGTTTAAGAAATATTATTCTTTACCCAAAGCTCTAGCTCTTTCGGAGAAAGCTTAGTAGTAGTAGTAGTGTCTTCTTCCTGGCTTAAGCCGCCTGAAATAACTCTTGGCGTAAACTTCCGTTCTTCTTTTTGAAGTTCAAGTTCTTGGACTCTTTCTTTAAGTTCTTTGTTTTCATCAAGAGCTTCCCTAAGTTGCTCTACCAGTTCTGAAATAAGCTTGTAAGTTTTGTCCATCTTATCCTTTTCCTGTCATCATATCATAGTAAGTACATGCAGCAGCTATATTTTCTATAGCGTCGGAAATAGTCTCTTCGTTTATTTCTAAGTCTGACATACCCTCCAAGAATGTCTCGTCAAAAGATGAATTCGGTTGTCGCAGAATTACGGTGTTTTTTAACAACCAGTCTAGAGATCGAGAAGCTTTTCCAAGCGCCTCTTGTTCTTCTTCAATCATTTTTTCTGTCATTTCAGTGATTGTTTCTGCTACTTTAGATTCTAATAGTTCTTGTAGTTTAACTTGTTCCTCTTGTGGCACTTGACCACCATATTGTTGTGCAACTTTCTGTAAATCCTCTTTCATTTCTTGCTCTACTTCTTCTCTTGCCTGAATTGATACGTGTTCCATAATGTGTGACTCAAGCAGCGTCATAGTTCGTAAATTATTTTTTACTAATATGCTTGAAAAGAAAGCTCTGTGTGAATCAATGTGAGCCATATGGTTTTGATTTCTAAAAGCTTGAAGAGGTTTACCTAATAAAGCACTACCATTCTCCATTCCAGGGTCCATGGGTTGCGGTGGTGTAGGAACAGGTAATATTGCATCAACATTTTGCACACCCATTGCTTGATACATTCTTCTGTACGCTTCATACATGTTGTGCATTTGAGGTGCAGCTTGAGCAAGTTGTAGCTGAGTTTGTGCCAACGTAACACGTTGAGACATAGAAAAGATTGTTGGATCTGAAACGGGTAGAATGTCAATTTTTTCATCAAAGTCTGACGTCTTTATTGATCTTACTCCACCAACGACATCATATGGATATGCGGGATCTAATGATTCAGCAAATATTTTTGAAAGTAATTTAAACTCAATTTTTTGTGCGTAGTGTAACCTTTTGTGAATCGCTGACATAACACGCATGCCTCTTTCCATAAGAGCCATAGTTGTGCCAACTGGTGCATTAGCTGCAACGCTATCACCAATCTTCTGATCAGCGACGGTAGCAAATTCTTTACCAGCTTGTACAACGAAACCAAGTAATTGAAATAATGTTGGGTCTGCACCCTTGTAAGGAAGTGGTAGTAATCCAGCACGGAGGTCACCACTTGGTGCATCTACATCTCTGAACTCACCTGGTTGTATTGGGTTATCATCATCACGTATACGTAAACCTCTTGCCTTAAATCCTGCTGGTAAGTTTGCAAGTGTACCAGCGTCGATTAATTGACGTAAAGCTGCAGTAGCAGTTCTTGATAAACCACCAAGCATATGAATTAATCCTAATCCATAAAAACCTAAACCAGGTAAAAACTTATAATGAACAAAGTATTGTGTTTTCTTTAACTTGTCATCTTCTTCACGGTAGTTTCTATAGATAGATAATACTTTTCCAGACCCTTCGTCTATTGTTACAATGTAAGGTGCTTTGATGCCATCATCTCTTTCAAAGCTTGGTAGATCTAAATTTGCATGAACTTCTAGTAAAGTGTATTCATCATCTGCATACCCTGCTTTTTTAACACTAGAAAGCTGTCTTTCTTTTTCTTCAATTTCATCTTGATCATTGTATGTTTTGATTTCAACATCTCTGTAGAATCCAGTGACTTGTAATTTTCTAATTTCGTTTTCTGATTTTTTAATAACGTGTGTGACTCTTTCGGCCTGTTCTAGATTGACAGCATTGTAAGGTACAACAAGATCATCACTTGGTACAAACTTTGATACAGCTCTACCAAGACTTGCATCGTAATAAACTTTTTTAAATGTAGAACCAGATAGTGGTAGATAAAATAACATCTGATCAAGGTCTGGATCAAACTCCTCCATGACGTGCATGATTTGATAGTTCATGAATTCTTGAACTCTTTGTGCTTGATCTTCTTTGTCTTTTGTTACCTCACCAATAACTTGTGTTCTAACTGGACCACCTGCAGGTAATAATTCTTTGTAAGCTTGAGCTTGAAACTGTGTTACCGATTCTGACAATAACGGATGGGTTACTCCACTTGCCCCTTGAAACGGTTGTGATCTTTCATCGTACTTCAAACCAAGTAAGTCTAAACCTTTTTTATATGCTTGCTCCCAATCGCTACGTGAAGACAGATCGTCTTCGTAGAAACCCTGTAGCTCTGATGCTATGTTGTTTAGTTCTGTTTCATCAATAAGTTCAGCTAAGTTAGCATCATGCGTATCTTCAATAATTCTATCCTGTTCTCCAACAATAGCACCGCCATCATCAGTAATCTCAACCATTGGGTTATCTGTACCTGGCTCCAACTCTACAGTTTCACCAGTCTTTGCTGGTATCATTAACGCATCGTTTACCGTTTGCGGTTCGGTGTTTGGATTTAATCTTTTGTCAACTGCCATTACGCTGCTCCTATAACTTCCTCAATATTAGGCATTGGATCATATTTAACATAGCCACCTATAGCCATGTGTGTCTTGGATGGCAATACCATTTCAGGTGTTAGTTTTATAGCATAAGCATCCACAGTTTCAAAGCCTGAAGGTGTTGAAGTAGTATTTGTGGATAAGCTTGTAGGATTTGGCTGACTATTGATAAAATCAGTAGCTTCAGTCATAGCCTCTCTTGTCTGTCCTTTTTTAACTTTTATTGTTTTTATAACTGTAGGCTCACCTCCTGATAAATCTACAATTTGTATTACTTTATTCTGTTTATTAGGAGTGCTTATACCCACCTTAATTATTTTAAACTCTGCATTGTTTACATTTGCTGCTCTTTTGAGCGACTGCTCTAATATACTTGTATAGTGTTTACCATTAGGGTCTGTAGCATCTGGGCCACCATAAAACTCATACGTGCCTACACCTTTCTTTCCAGCTCTTTGACCGATAGGCGTTGCTGTCGTTCCTGCTTGACTGTATCTGCCTGCAACAAGTTTAGCTGGTGTTATGGCATACCACGTTGGTGCATTAGGATCTCCATCAACAAACAATCTTTTTGCTGCCATGTGTAAATCGTTTTTAATTATTACATCGCCCCAAGCTTTTCTGTCTTTAAAAGGCACATTTGGAAATAATGTTTTAAGTGTATCTGGATCAACACGTATCTCATCAAAAAAATTAAGTACATTATCCCTTTGTTTTTGTGCTTCACGCACAGGCACCATCGCACCCTCTGTCAACATACCAGGTCGTAGTTGTGCGAACTCTTTCATGATAGCATTAGATTCTTGTAATGCTTTTATGTGGCCAACAAAGTCCTCTTGTGTTCTAAAAACTGGTCTAAGTATATCTTTGTGTTTTGCGTAGTACGCAATTGTTAAAGCATTAACATCACCTGAAAAAGACTCATTACGTATAAATCTAGGGTCTCTGGCTTTTACGTCTCCAATTAAAGAAACAATTCTTTGATATTCATCTTTTGTTTGTTCTAAGTGTTTTCGGTAACGTTGAAATATATCTGATTGTATTTCATCAGCAAATGTTACGTTTACAACTTCATCACCAACTACGGCTTGTTTTGCACCAGATCCAAAATTGTCAATATCGTTTTGTATTTTGGTTAGTTGCTTTTGTGCATTGTCAATATTCTTTTGTGCTTGTTCTATGCTTACTCGGCCACCTGATTGATCTACAATGTCTTGTGCTGACTTGTTTGTAATTGCTGTAAGTCTGTCTCTTTTCTTTTCTAACTCTAAAAGTTTTGTTGTCGTATCTCCTGACAGTTGTTTACTTGTACCAGGTATAATTGCAGGGCGGTCCGTGAGCCGTGACCAACCGACAACGTACGCATCATCAGCAGGAAAAAAGTTATGGACACTATGTCTGTAAGCTGCTGGATCGCCAGGTATGTCATCTGGTTTTAAATAGATAACACTTTCTCTGTAGGTTCCTGGATTAGCACCAGGTTCAAAATGACCATCACCGTATTTGTAATCAATGAATTGACCATCGCCGTTATCTATCTCTGATCTAAAACCAAACGTTTGTGATTTTAATTTTCGTATTGGTGCTTCTTTTATTCTGTTGAGAAGCTGAGCCTTGGTCACTGGTTGACCTGACTGAAATATTGATTGAAACAACTGTGGTAGTTGATAGTCTTCTACTTCTA